AGTCGGCCTGCGCTTCGTTCGCGGCATCGGCGACTCGCAATTCCATTTCAGTCTGGAGACGCTCCTCTTCGTTCAAGCCTCGAAGGAAGATCGCGCGTTCCGCTTGGCCCGTGCGCTCAAGTTGGCGCATCTGCGCTTCGAACTCTGCCGCGCCTGCTTCCTGCTCAAGCCCGAACGTCTGGCGAGCCTCTGCTTCTTGTCCCTGCGCGATCTTGCGCTGACGATCCGCGCGAGCCTGCGCGTCTGCGAGTTCCTGCTCGACGCGCTCGGCGAACTGCTCGTTCGTCTCCGCGCCGAAAGCATTCATCACGGACTGACCGATCGCCGTTCCGATTCGATAGGCCGCGCCGATGATCGGCGTCGACTTCGCGAGGCCATCGAGCGCGGAGCCGATGCCTTCTTCTCCGGCTCGCTCCGCGAAATCCGCGACTCGATCGAGCAGTTGGATCGGATTGAGGAAGCCTTCGATCTTCTTCGAGACGCTTCCTGCGCTCTTCTGCAGCCATCCGCCGAACTTCGACTCGTACTGTTTCGCTGCGCCTTCGGCGGACGCTGCGGCCTTTGACTCTGCCTCGACGAGATCGCGCTCCATTGCGGAGTAGTTCGCGCGAACGTCGATGTAAATGTCGCCGCCCTTCATGTGGTGCTCCGCTCTACATATCGTCGCGCCCAGTCGCGCGAATCAGTCGACGCAGTCTGACTCGACTCGTAGCCTTTCAAGCAAAGCATGAGATGTCGGTCGAATTCGGCGCACGTCAGATCAAGCGGATTCCCAAGCCCTGCGGCAGTTCGTGCGATGAGATGCGCCTCCGCGAGATAGTCGCGAGGCATCGGCTCGCGCGGAGGCCCAGTCAGTTTCCCGATGGCTTCTCTTCTCGATCTTCGCCGCCGAATCCGAGCGCACGGAGCGCGATCTCCGTCGATCGCTTCGCGTCGACCGAATCCGCGATCAACTCGCCGAACTCGCTCGCGGCGCAGAGAACGCGCAGAGAGCCTGCGAGCGTGTAGCAGTCCAGAACTAGGGCCGAAGCGACGAGAGCGTCTCTGCGAGCCTTCTCGACGGCCTGAAGCGAAACGGGAAGGCCTGCAATCTCTGCCGCCTTCCTCGCTTCGCTTGCTCGAATGTCTGCGAGTTCGTTCGTGAGCGCGATACGCTGACGAACGGTCAAAGGCCGAATCGCGACGACGCGACCATCAGGAAGCGTCTCGTTCCAAGGGTGAACCATTAGTCCTTCTTCTTCGACTTGAGATGTGCGAGAAACTCGTCGCCGTTGACGACGAGAGATCGATCGGATGCGCGGCGGACTGTATACGAATCGAGATCCGCGAGGCTGACTTCGCTCGCGTTCATCGCGACTCGGACTGCCGCTTCCTCTTCGAGCCGTCCTCCGCTGATTCGACGCGAAATCGTTCGGCCTTGTTTCGTGACGAGAGTCACGATCCAGTCTGCATCGGAAGGCCGGAAGAGAGGAATGACTTCAGTAGCAGAGATGCTCATGAGATCAGCCAAGTGACGACGGGAGCCGCGCCATCCGCGTTCTCGAAGTTGACCGTCATCGTCGTGTCGCCAGTCTTGTTTGAATTGAACGCGAACGATGAGAAGACGCAGTTCGATGTGATCTTCGCGTCATTCGTGCTGTCATAGAGCGTGAGGCTCAAGGTAGGCCGCGTCGCTGTCGTGTCCTGCGACGAGACGAGAATGAGATTTGTGTGACTCGTCGAAGTGCCTGCCGACGAATCGACACCGACGACCGCATTGAGCGATCCCGTGAGATCAAGCATACCGAGACGCTTGCGCTGTCCGGTATCGCCGAAAGCGGTCAGAGTTGAAACGGGCCGCGAGAGCGTCGCGGCGAAACTCTGCACCTTGAAAAAGGTCTGGACGGTCGTCGTCGTTCCGATCGAGTAGGAGACGTTTCCGTCGTTGCCGATGAGGTAGGTATCGATAGGCATGAAGTTTCCTTATGTGTCGTGCGCGACGAATCGCCACCGCTCAATCATCGTCCAACCATCATCCGCGAATGATGGCACACCGCGCTCGATGCGAACGCCTCGAAGCGCGTCGAATCCCGTGACCGTGATCGGAGTCGAGAAGGCCGTCGCCAGTCCATCCGATACGAGATAGATGTCTGTCCCTCCGCGATTGTCATACTGAGTCGCGAACTCGATCTCGACTTCGTGCCGAGTGATCGCGCCGAAGAAGGGAGTCGTCCTCACGGTCGCCGTGTAGACGAGAAGCGGAAGCCTCGCGTCTGCCGGAGCGGAGTTGTAGTAAATGCGCGAAGTCAGTTCGGTCGTCAGCGCAGTCGTCGCGTACAGCCGACCTTTAATCGCGTCGAGAATTGCCTTGCTCATGGAGTCCTCGCGAATGCTCGCTTGACCGCGATCTTGAGGAAGCGTTGCGAGATGTTGGAAATCTGCGGAAGCGTAGGCTTGATGTAAGGCCTTGGCTTCATGCGACGAGTTCCAAATTCAAGCATCGGAGCGTACGGCACATTGCTTCCGTATCGAAGCACTACAGCGCGACCGTTCTCGAAGATGTTCGCGAATCCGTCTGGACGATTGCCGACCGTCTCGACGCTCCATGAAGCGCGGAGTCGATTCGTATTCACAGCAGGAGATTGACCGGGAAGCGAGGCGCGATGGTAGCCACGCGCTCGAAGATTCCGGCCCTTCGCATTTCCCTTCGCGACTCGATACAGAAAGCCCATTCCGGGCTTCGACAACTGACGGCGCACAAGTCGAGCAGATCCGACGAGTGTTGCGTCCATGCCTTCGCGGAGGCCGACTCGCATCGTTTCGAGGATCGCGTCGTGATTGAACTTCGCGCCGCTCATGGAGTCAGTTCACCCTCATCGTATTCAGGATTGATCTCGACAGCGTCGACAACGGTCATATTCAAATGCCGCGACGCTCCGCTCTGGCCGAGTTCGCCGGGATTCGTCGTTCCCGTGACTCGCCATTGCCGAGCCGGAAGAAAGATCGAATCGTGGATCTCAGCATCGACCGAGATATCGAGTGCGCCTTCGAAGTAGATCGTCACGTTGCGTCTGCCGTTGATGCGACCTTGGAAGACTTGATCCGATTGTCCGCTCGGCTGAATGAATCCTCGAGCCTCGAACTCGCGGCCATACGATCGGGTGACGCTTCCGTCCGTCGCGACAGCGTAGACCGGAACGCGAATCTGAAGGAGGATTCCGAACTGCGAGATCATGCTCGCGATGCTCATCGAAGCCTCCGATACGAATCGAGAACCATCTTCGTCGATGCATCAAGATCGGAAACGGATCGAAGCGAGTACGAGTATCCGCCGAGCGATTCACTCTGAAGGCTCGGATCTCGCTTTCGAGAGTTGAATAGTTTCGATGCCATCTCGATCGTCGTTTGCTGAAGATCGAAAGGAATGGTCGCATATCCGCCGGTATAGTCGACAAGGAATCCTCGATACCGATGCAGCGTCGGCCCGTAGATGATGCCTCGATCGTAGTCGACGGCGTAGTCGGTCAGCGCATCGTTTGGAGCCTCAAGGATCGCGGTCTGTTTCTTGAGGTCGATTCCTGCAAGTTTCCGAAGGTAGTGCGACTTCGTGTTTACGATCGTCGTCGCAGCGAAGCCAGTCGTTCCGGAAATCGCCGAAGCCATTTCAGATACCGAATCATGGCTTCCGAATGCGAGCGTCGTTGAATGCTCCTGCCCGTTCGAAGCCACACGGAAAAGATGGATGTGATCTCCGTTCACCGAGATCGTCGAGACGATATCGCTCGCAAGATTCGAGACAACGGAAAGCACGTTGTCGCCGCCGACTCCGACGAAGCGCACGTTCTCGATCGGATGATGCCGGAGCGCGACTCGATCGGCTCCATAAGTGTCTTTCCATTCGTAGTACCGCTGCGAGACGAAATTTCGAGCGCAGTATCGCTGAATGAAGTCACTCGCTCGGTCGATCAGGCTCTCCATCAGCGCATCGTCGGTCGTCGTCGTCACGCCGAGATATGCCTTCAGGCTGACTAGTGTCGTGAGTGAGTTCGTCGCTACGGCCATCGGCTCTCCTTGGCTTCTTCTTCGGCGTTTGATTCAGTCGAGTCGAATCCACAAAGAGCGGAGCAGGCTCGATCGCGTGTTTCGCGTATCCCTTCGAGACGAGAGTCTTCGCTGCTTCGTGGGAGACGTTCACAATAGTTCCCGCTCGGAGATCTCGTCGGCCTACGCCGTCGACGTGAATCGCGCAGTTTCGCAGGACAATCAGAAGGTCATGCATTCGGTCGGTCTCCCGTCTTCATGGTATTTCGAGAGATATTGCGTGATCGATCGGCAGTCTTCGGCAGGCCACGTCACGACGTTCTGAAGGTGGCCAATGCGAACGCGCGGACAGAGGCAAATCTTCTTCCCTGCTTCGCGGAGACGATTCCAGAAGAAGATATCGTCATCGACGCGACCTTCTTCCCAGTTGCCGTTCTTGTTCGGAACGCCGAGGAAGAACGGCCTCGGAAGATCGCGGATCGCATCGAGTCGAATCAGCGTCAGGCCGAAGTGACCCGTGTTCATTTCGAGCGCGTCCGTGTAGAGACGATCTTCCGTCATCTCCTTTAGAAGAGTTCCGTCGTCGTTCTTGATTGAGAAGAGCGGAAGATCTTTGTCTCGTCCGATCTGAAGCGGACAAAGCGCGGCAACGTCAGGCCGCGTCTCCATGACTTGCCAGAGACGAATGATGTCTTCCGCGTCAAAGATCGAATCGTAGTCGACCGTCAGAACGTACTTGATGCCTTCCATCGTGAGGCAAGTTTCGAGAAGACGTTCGAGGCATTGGCCCCAGAAGACTCCGGTCGATCGCGTGACGTTGAAGCCAAGCGAGGCCGCCGCATGATGGAGAACGCCTTGCGTGTCCGTCCAACAAACGCGCGGAAGCGACATGATGCAATGAATATCTTTCATCGGGAAAGACGGAGCAGGCCGCGAGTACTTGCGAGCGACGACGGAAATCTTCGTCTTCGTCTCGTTCCAAGCCCAACCATTCTTCCCGCGCGAGATCTCGAAGCCTGCGAGATTCAGAACGCGCGAGAGTTTCTCGCGATTCCAAAGCGACTTCGCGCCATCACCGATGAGCATCTTTTCCGTCTCTGGCTCGCCTTCGTTGTA